TCAGAAATTAAAGATATTAAAAGACACATGTATTATGCTATGTCAGCTCTTATAGGTGGTATGTTTACAATTATAGTTATATTATTTCAAAAACTTTAACTCTAAGGTCTTTATGGCTAGAAGAAAGAAAGCAGTTACTGGTCTAACCTCAGAAATTAAAGCTCAACTTAGACTTGCTGAAGATCCTAATTTACTTGTATTTTTACCTCTTGGTGGACTTGGTCCAGTAGATATTGTTACTTTAAATATGACAACAGGAGAGTATAATGCTTACGATGTTAAGTCTAAGAATTATAGAAAAGCTGACAGTTATGTTGCACCAGATGGTTATAAAAGAAATCTTAAAGGATCATTTATATCAAGAGGTACAACTAAAGAGCAAAAGAAACTTAACGTAAGGATTATATACGAATGAAATTATCAGAGAATTTTACACTACAAGAACTAACTAAATCAGACACAGCTATAAGACTTGGTATACCCAATGAACCTAACTCAGATCAAATTGCTAAACTACAAAACCTTTGCGAGACTTTGCTGCAACCAGTTAGAGATAAGTTTGGTGTAGTTATAATAACTTCTGGTTATAGATCTCCAGAACTTTGTACCAAGATAGGTAGCTCAATTAATAGTCAACATTGCAAAGCTGAAGCTGTAGATTTTGAATGTCCAGGTACTGATAATGCTGAACTTGCTTATTGGATTAAAGATAATATAGAGGGTTGGGATCAAATGATCCTTGAGTTTTATACCATTGGTGAGCCTTCAAGTGGATGGGTGCATTGTAGTGTAGCAGATAAACCTAGAAAACAATTCTTGAGAGCTTTCAAAGAAGATGGTAAGACGAAATACAAACCTATAATTGGAGATATAAGATGTGGTTAAGTGCAATTAAACTAGCGGTAAATGCTGGTAGTCATATTTATAAAAAGAAACAAGAAACTAAAATGATGATGGCTAATGCACAAGCTAAACACGCAGAGAAGATGGCTAGTGGTGAGCTTGAGTATAGTGGTAAATTATTAGAAGCTAGACAATCGGATTGGAAAGACGAGTTCGTATTAATCGTGCTAACGCTGCCAATTTTAGTAATTGCGTATGGGGTTTTTAGTGATGATCCTGGTGCAGCTTCTAAGATAAAAGAGTTCTTTGAACAATTCCAACAGCTTCCCAGTTGGTTTACAAACCTTTGGATTTTAGTAGTAGCTTCTATTTATGGTATTAAAGGTACACAAATATTTAAAGGTAAGAAATGATAAGTAAAAATTTTGCACAACAGTACAGCAAGAAGGTAACTATGTTATCGCAACAAACTGGTAAGAAGAAAAAGAAAAAGAAATATAAGAAGAAGAAGTAATGGCTAAACAAAAATTCACACACTTTATACCTAGAGATAAACCTAAGAAGCGTGGACCAGGTCAACATAAAAAATCTAAAAGCAAAGGTGAGAAACGTCAACAAAAATTAAAACGCTATAAGGGTCAAGGTAGATAATGATGGAGTATGCCTATATGAATTATTATTTTACAGGTGCATTAATTATTATGTTTGTACTTCTTGCTTTGTTTGGAGGACCACCTAGATGAAAATATCAGAGAACACATCTGTAAGTATGCCAGTAAAAAATATGTTGGCTATTGTAGCAGGTGTTGCTATGGGTGTGTTTGCATACACAGAAGTTACTGCAAGATTAACAAGTTTAGAGACATCAAGAGAACTATTCCAAGCTGATCTACTTAAAAAGTCTGAACAAAAACCTACAGATCAAGAACAGTTTATGTTAATAGAATCATTGTTTGAAGATGTAGAGAAGTTAATTACAAATCAAGAACAAAATATGACTAACAAAGTCAATATAGAATTTTTAAAAACGCAGTTAGAAAAAGCGTTAAATGATGTTGAAGATTTAAAAGATAAGGTAAGACAAAATGGAACAAGTCATCAGTAGTGTTGTTGCTTTATGTATGTTTGTAGCAGGTGAATTAACTGAACACAGAATACAACCAGCTATGTCAGATTGCCTAAAAGGTAAGCGTGTTGCTGAACGTGATGCTAATGATAATATAGAATACAAATGTGATAAGGTAAAAGCAGAGTTAGAAGAAAACATTGATGGTAGCAAAGCTATTAAAAAAATAGTAAAAGAATAATTATGGCTATCAGAAAAACTACCAAAGGTAAGAACGCAAACTACAGACCCACAAAGTCTGGAGCTGGTATGACCGCTAAAGGGGTTCGAGCTTATAGACGTGCTAATCCTGGTTCTAAGTTAAAGACAGCAGTAACAGGTAAAGTTAAACCTGGATCTAAAGCTGCTAAGAGACGTAAGTCATATTGTGCAAGATCATTGGGTCAACTTAAAAGATCATCAGCTAAAACTAGGAACGATCCTAATTCAAGAATAAGACAGGCAAGACGAAGATGGAAATGCTAGACAAATTAGTTTACAAGTTTTTTGGTTGGATAGATGATCAATTTAAAAAGGTAGAGGATGTATTTACCTTTGACTTTACTAACTTTAGTAAGAGAAAAAAGAAAAAGAAGTGAAGAAAAAAGGTTGGAAGAAACCAATACAACAATCATTAATCTGTGGCTATTGTAATTGGTGTAAAAAGATGCTTATGAGTGATGCAGGTGGTTGGATTGTAACCCACAAAAAACAATACTTTTGCCATGATGGTAAAGATGGTAGTTGCTTTGACAAATACTGTGTGGTAAAAATGAAACAACAAAAGGAGAACAATTATGTATGGTAAGTCAAAAGGTAAAAGTAAGCTAACAGCTAGGCAAAAAACTCTGCCAAAGTTTTTACAGAATAAAATTAAAAAATCTAAAAAGAAGAAGAAGTAATGAAAAAAGGTTATCACAAAACTAAATCTGGTAAGACAGCTAAAAAAGGTTTGTACTATAATATTAACAAACGTAAGAAAGCTGGTACATCAAGAACCAAAAAGAAATCTACTATTAGTTCTAAGGCTTATAAGAATATGAAGTCTGGATTTAAAAAATAAAACTAAAGTTTTAGGAAATAAGTTTCTCAAACTCCTGCCATAACGATTGCTCTGGAGACCAAAATCTTTTCTGTTGTTTTTTCATTTCAATAGAATGTAAAACTGTAGTATGATCCTGTCCAAAATATCTACCTATATCTGTTAGGTTCATGTGATATTTTTCATACAATAAATTATGTATTACATTTCTAGCTCTCACTATATCTGTGGTCCTACTCTTATTCATTAGAGTTTCTTTGTGTACTTCAAAATGTATGCACACCTTATTAATAATACTTTGAACATCAGATGGTTTAGGTTTTGTAATCTTATAACCAACAATCTTTTTTACATTACTGTCTTGTATCTTTTCTTTTTGCAAGACATTTGCTGCATATAAAAAACCTTCGTTGAACCCTACCTCATATAATCTTTCTTCTTGGCTCGTAAGAAGGTAAAATGCTTTCTTAACTTTGTATATAAAATTATTTTGATCTAAGTGTTTTATGTGTTTATTATAATGTGTGCTTACATTTATGGTCATAAATCCCCTACAGTTTTTTTTGTTTTTTTTATCAATGTGAACTAATGAGTATTATCTTCTCATTAATTCTTCTTTTGTCTGCTCAATTTGCCAAATCAAATTAAAAGAGTCTTGTTGCTTTTGCTCAACTCTTCTCTTGGCTTCCAAGTATTCTTCATGAGCTTTCGCTTGAAGGTCCTTGAGTTCTTGCAGACGAGTCTTTAGCTCGTTCATCTTTCTCCTTTTTTACTTTTGTAAAATCTAGTTTTAAGTTTTCGATCTTACATTCTACATATTCACCCTGTGCGTTGGGGTCTGCAGCTTTCTGCACGTCATCAAATCGTTCAACCAACTGAAAGTTAGCTTCGCCAGATTTAATTCTTATATATTTAGTCATTTTTATCTCTTTTGTCTATATCTTTTTTGTGTAGATTAAATGTCATATCATTGTAGATAGATAGATCATGGTAGTTATCTGCCTTATAACCCTTGGTAGTTCTAAACAATTTAAGTGTCATCATGATCTGACCTACTTGATATGGTCTTAGTTTTTTCTTTAAGTTATCTGCTAATATTAAAGTAAATAGGTCAGCAAGTATAGTAAAATTATATTGGTAATCCCCATAATCTTTTTGACGATCACTTACTATTTTCTTTTTAATCTCTTTGTCTATGTCTGTTATCTTCATAAGGTTTAAAGGCGTGGCAAGGAAAAAACAATTAAGGGAGCTTTAGCAAAGAAAGGGAAAGATGCTAATATGATTAACCCAAAAAAACCTCGCCACACCATTGAACTACAATTCTAAATTAGTAGTTGTAGTTAGTTTTATTATATGCTGATCCTTGACCTTTTGCAAACCTGTTATTGTTAGGTGCAAAAGATTGCTGCGGTCCTCTCGGCTTTGCAGCGGGTGAACCAGTATTTGATGGTGTCAAGACTACATTGATAATGCCTGTGGGATTACCTTGCTCGTCAAGATCATCAAATCCTGCTTGGTTGTACCAATTCTCTCCAATCTTAACACCTATTCTCCAGGTTTTACCCTCTGGTGATTTTGGATTTATCGGTGCAACAAAACTTGGTCTGTTGTCTCCTGCTTGTTTGTCTTGGTTGTGTGTAAGTTTTATATATATCTTATCACTCATGTTATACTCCTTGTTGGTTTAGTTGTGTTTCATGTGTTTCATACAAATCTGTGATCTGTCTATACACACGAACATTATTATTAGGATCAAATAAGGCAGGATTTTCTTTTCTAAATTTCCTAAGAGCATAAATATCATTAATAGATTTTATTGCATCTCTTACTTGATTCATATCAATGTCCATATCGACATTGGCATGAGCTGTACCACTTGGTTTTTGTTGTGGAATTTTATTGGTAGGTTTAGGTTGTTCAAAAGGTTTTGCCTTGTAGCCATCCTCATTATCTAAACCTGTTTTTAAATTAAGTGCATTTAAGAAAGCATACTTCTTAGCATAAGACATACCATTACCAGTACCAAACTTATCTAAGTTTCCC